CTCAATACCAAGGTGCAACGGACGTTTAATCATGGCTATTAACCAAGACAACGTAGCAGACAAACTTATTCCTACTACTGGAACATTGACTGTTTCTGGCGTTTTGGCGTACACAACAGGAACAACAACAGTTGCACCTGTTACTTTTACGGCTGGTACAAATCTGACAAGCCCAGTACAAGGCGCAGAAGAGTTTGATGGCTCATCTTTGTACATTACAGGTAACACAACGACAGGTTCTGGCAGACAGATCATAAACGCAAGTCAAGTTGCACAATTGGCATCTAGCGCAACTGTGGCATCTGGCGGTCAATTCTTTACATCTACTGTCAGACCTGAGCTATTGTCAGGACATTTGTACAAATTTAAGTACAGTTTACTATTTACAAAAGCGACTGCTGGAACAATTACAGTATCATTTTCTAACTCAGCAACGTCCAATTTCACCATTTTTAACGCAAATATGAAGTTAATACAGGTGAATAACGGAACTACTGCTATTTACGATTCTTACGCAGCTGCTGCAGCGACTGCTACTTTTCCTGCGTCTTTTGCACTACTGGATGCAACTTCTTATACTGCGTTCATTGAGGGTGACATAATTCCGTCAGCAAACATGAGACTTCAGCTCTTGGTGACAGATTCTGCGGGAACTGTAACGTCTTTGCTAGGTTCAAACTTCCAGTTTACCGATCTTGGGACAACAAACATAGGAAATATTGCATGACCTACGATTGGACTATCAATGATATTGAAGCTGAAAACGAGCAAATTACCAAGGTTTACTACACTTGTACGCTCACCGATGGTGACTTTAAAGTGGAAACTGAGGGTTGGTGGAATATTAGACCTCGTATTCCCATGCCAGTTTTCAAGGAAATCACACACAATAATGTTTGTGCATGGGTAGAAGAAGATAGTACACAAAATGGCGTAAATATAATAAAATCAAGGTTAGCAGAACAACTGGAAAATCTGAAAAAAGAAAAGGTAAAAATGCCTTGGTTGCCTGCTGAAACATTTAAGGTGTCTCTATGACAATGCCAATCGACATTATTACAAGGGCGATGAAAGACATAGGGGCAATAGCTTCTGGTGAAACCCCTACACCTGACGAAGCGCAAGATGCGTTTGATATGCTCAACGATTTACTCGACCAGCTGTCAAACGAATCTATGATGACGTTTTACAAGACTGAGATCATTTTCCCGATAACTCCAGGTCAAACTCAGTACACAATCGGGCCAGGCGGTCAAATTGGCGCTCAAGTGGTCGGATCAATATCAGGAAATATCCTCACGATTACATCCATCAATTCTGGTGGAGTTGCAATCGGTCAGACTTTGTCAGGAACAGGAATAACGACAGGAACTACAATTGTAGGATTCTTGACAGGCGCTGGTGGTCAAGTCAATGAAGCGGGTACTTATTTACTTAATACGACATATTCGTCAGCAGTTGCAAGTACAACGATTCAGCTTTACTTTCAACGTCCACTAGCTATCAATTCAGGATTTGTTCGGGTAAACACCAATTCAAATGGTACGCCTGTTTATCAAGGTGGATTAGATTATCCATTGTCTGTTTTGGATTATGGGCAGTATCAAATGATTGGACTGAAGACACTTTCAGGGCCTTGGCCTAAAGCGTTCTACTACCAACCAACAGAAACATTGGGCAATATCTTTGTGTGGCCTAACCCATCTCAGGGTGAAATGCACTTGTTTGCAGACACATTGTTCACAAGATACGCAACGCTAAACGACACAATGATTCTTCCGCAAGGGTTTACCAATGCTTTACGTTGGCTACTTGCAGAACGACTCATGCCCATGTTTGGCAAGATAAACGGCACACAATTGCAAATGATCGGAGCATACGCTGCTCAAGCAAAGTCAGAACTCAAGCGCACAAACATGAGACCTCCTCCAGTTTCTAGGTACGATGAAGTGATTACTTCTAGTCGGTCGAGGGACGCAGGCTGGATTTTATCAGGCGGATTCTTTAGATAGTTTTATAGGATAAAAAATGGCATCAACAACATTCGTCAATTATCAAACAGTCATAGACGCTGGGTGGCTCAATGATGTCAACTCTGCGGTCTATTCTGGCACGTTCCAAGCGTCTACTATTACGCCTACAAACGTAACTTCTACTGGCGCTATTTCTGGCGCTACAGTTGCGGGAACTACGTCTGTAACGACACCTATTGTTAAGAGTGGTACGTCTTTATCTTTGCAGACTAACGGCTCTACTACTGCGGTAACAATAGATACATCACAAAACGTAGGTGTAGGTGTTACTCCTAGTGCTTGGCAAGCAAACAATAAAGCATTACAACTTTCTTATGGTTCAATTGTTTCAAACACTTCATCTGGTAATTTAGATTACATTACTAATGCTTATCATACAGCCGCATCAGAAGCGACTGGATGGACATATTACTCAACTGGTGTAGCATCTGTTTTTGCGGCAGATGGGACTAATGGCGGGTTTAATTGGAAGATAGCCCCATCAGGAACTGCGGGTAATGCTATTACATTTACCCAAGCAATGACACTAGATAGTAGTGGTGATTTGTTGGTTGGTACTACAAGTACTGTGACATCAGGTGGAGTTGGCTTTGCTGCTCAAACAGATGCCAATGGTGTGTTTTTAGCTCGTAGAACAAACACTACATCTGCCAATACTGCCGCATATTTTTATAACCCTAATGGTATTGTTGGTTCAATTTCTACATCTGGTTCGTTAACTTCTTATAACGTATCTTCTGACTATCGACTTAAAGAAAACATTGTTCCTTTAACTGGAGCATTAAACAAGATTTCTGCATTAAAACCTAGTTTATATAACTACAAATCTGATCCATCAACACAAATTGAAGGTTTTATTGCTCACGAATTAGCTGAAGTTGTCCCTCATGCTGTAACTGGTGAAAAAGATGCCACAAAAGAAGAGGAATACGAAATTACACCAGCTGTTAAAAATGAACAAGGTGAAATTGTAACTCCAGCAGTAATGGGGACTCGTACAGTTCCTGATTATCAAGGAGTGGATGTTTCATTCTTAGTTCCTCATTTAGTTGCCGCAATCCAGGAACTATCAGAAAAAGTAACAGCTCTAGAAGCAAAGGTAGGAGCATAAATGCCAGACTTTGGATTTGTTGGAGCAGCGTACCAAGCACCATCAATCTACCAAGATGCTCAAGAATGTATCAACTGGAGACCTGAAGTTGATCCGACTAAAGCACAAGGTGAGAGAGGGGTAGTTGCGCTTTATCCAACTCCAGGACTGACTACAAAGATTGTTTCTCAGAACCAACAAGAAGTCAGAGGCTTACGGACTCTTTCAGGTGGCTCACAATGTATGGCGGTGGTCGGGCCATATGTTTACGTTATTTCCTCTAACTTTACTCCGTCTTTGGTCGGTCAACTCAGAACTACTACTGGTCGTGTTGGAATATCTGATAACGGAGTGAACGTCTATATCGTTGACGGATCGTATCGTTATACATGGCGCATTTCTAATCCTGGAGTAGCGCAGTTCAATGGGTCTATTTCAGGCACAACTTTAACTGTAAACAAGTTACAGACTGGCGCATTGGCGGTTGGTCAACAAGTGTTTGGAATCGGTGTAACTCCTGAGACTGTGATAGTTTCAGGTAGCGGTACAAGTTGGACTGTTAATATTTCTCAGACTGTAGCTTCTGAGGCAATGAATACGGCAGCTGCGGGAGCGATTGTCACAGGCTCATTGGGGTCTGGAACGCTGACTGTAACTGCGGTTTCGTCTGGTACTTTGTATGTTGGACAGACTGTTCAAGGCACTTCAGTTACTGCAAATACTGTGATTACTGCTCTTGGTTCAGGAATAGTATTGTCTGGTTCTGTATCGTCTGGGGGTACAGGATACGCAGTAAATGATACTGTGACTGTGGTCGGTGGTACTTATTCACAACCAGCTACTTACGTTGTGACTTCTGTATCTGCTGGAGTTGTAACAGGAATCAGTCAAACATCTGGTGGAGTTTATACATCTAACCCTGTTAGCCCTGTAACAACTTCTACAAGCGGTGCGGGAACTGGATTGGTGTTGGCTCTGACTTTTGGCACAGGAACTGGAGGAACTGGAACATATACAGTTTCGGGGTCGCAAACTGTAGGTTCTGAGACTTTATATGCTCTTAATTTTTCTGTACTGCCAACATCTGACGGAGCATTTAGCGGTGCAGATGTGGTGGATATTGTGGACAACTATTTTGTCTATAACTATCCTGGCACACAACAATGGGGTGCAACTAATGCGTTGTCTCCTATTTCTCCACAATTGTCTTTCTCTTCTAAAGATGGCTCACCTGATAATCTAGTTTCTATTATTGTTGACCACAGAGAGATTTATCTGTTGGGCGAGACTTCATCCGAGGTTTGGGTGGATGTAGGTGCGTTTCCTTTCCCATTCCAAAGAATACCTGGCACAAATACTCAGCATGGAATTGTGGCTAAGTTTTCTGTATCTAGGATTGGTGACTCATTTGCTTATGTCTCAAGGGATTTGAGAGGGCAAGGCACGATTGTAATGATGAATGGGTACACACCTACGAGAATCTCAACCCATGCTGTAGAGAACACTTTAGTCAATCAATACATTGGCGATGCGATTGCTTGGACTTATCAGCTAGAAGGTCACGAGGTTTACGTTGTATCGTTTCCTACCCTTGATCTGACATGGGCATTTGATATTGCAACTGGTTTATGGCATAAATGGCAATGGGTTGATAACTCTAATGTCTATCACAGACATAGGGGTAATTGTGCAACTCAGTTTCAAGGCATTGTTTTGGTTGGAGATTGGCAAAACGGAAAGATTTACCAGCTAGACCCTAGTAATTACACAGATGATTCACAAGAGATTAGAAGACTGAGACGTACTCCTCACTTAACAACTGATCTGCAAAGGCAGTATTTTGATGAGTTGCAGATACAGTTTCAGCCAGGTGTAGGGTTACAGGGGAATAAGACTAAGCCTAATACTAATGCAACTGCGGGAATTGCAATTGCTGGGTTTGCAGTAGCTGGGGGGTCGTACATTGCGCCTCCTGGAGTAAATCCACAGGCAATGCTTAGATGGTCAAATGACGGAGGTTCTACTTGGTCTAACGAGCATTGGACAAGTATCGGTGCTATTGGCGCTTATCAGAACCGAGCTAGGTGGAGAAGACTAGGTTGGTCAAGGGACAGAGTGTTTGAAGTTGTGGTGACAGACCCAGTTAAAGCGGTTATTATTTCTGCCAACTTAAAAGCAAATGTTGGGGATAATTGATGAACGACATCTACGGCTCACCACAAAATAACCCTTACCCACAGACGGAGTTTTTAGACGGAACGACCAAAAGACCGACTAGGGCATGGCAACAGTTTTTTATTAATTTGTTAAATTTCAGCAGTTCGAGTACGGCAACTCAGGGGTCGGGGAAACTTCCAGCTTCACCTGTAGGCTTTATAAATGTGACTGTTAGCGGTAAGCCTTACAAAGTGCCTTACTACAATCCATGAGGTAAAAAAATGTACACAGTAGACGATCAAGGCAATGTTATAGATTCTAATAGTGGTGCTATAGTTGGCAACACTAGTCAAGGCTATTCTGTTGACGACAATGGTAATTTGAATACCAGTAATGTCGTTACCGATGGTTCTAGTGCTTTCTCTGGAAGCAATTTGACCATGCCTAGTGGCTCAAATTTATCTAGTCTTGCTAATGGAGTTGGCTCTGCTGTAGGTGGTGTTAATTCTCTTAGCGGTGCAATTGGCAATCAAAACCTTGCAGGACTTGCTGGAGCGACTTATCTCGGTAACGCACTTAAAAATTCTGCTAATAATATAGCGGGTGCTGCAACAACCAACGCTGCGAACATTGGTGCAAACGCACAACAAAACATTGCTAATCTACAAAATCTGTATGGTCAGCAAACCCAACAATATA